ATCGTTGGGTCGGACTTATCGCCAGTCATGCTTTCCATGCTGCCTGCATCCCGGCAGATTATCTCTTGAGGGGCCTGATAAGCCTCCTCAATTAGGTGATTTAGATGCTTTTGACGAGTCCTAATGGACTTCATCATTGCATCGTGTCGTGATAGAGCAGTCGTGTTGACTTGGTGAGACATGAGCCTTGTTATATCTCCAATAGGATTGACAGCGAGAGTTAGAAATATCTCAAACTGTTGCATCTGATTGTAGTGTTTCAAGATTTCAATATCCCTCCGCTGGTGATCCGCCATTAGGCGAGATACCCAGACGATCGGGATTCTCATTAGGTCAATAGGCGCTGTTTGTTGGGAACACATACCCTCGATACCGCCCTTCGCCCAGTCTTGGCCTGTTATCTGGAATGATAACTGGTTAAACTGCTTGAAGGCGTTGTCGACAAGGGAAGCCTTATAGCTCATGACGAAGTAACCTAAGTCCCAAAGAAGCTCTTGCTTCTCTAGGATAAGGTCAGATCGGCATGGGCGATCACGATTCATAGCTCTATGGATGGTCTGCAATGACCACTGTAGTAGGCTCGAATCGTTGCCATGTCTCGAAAGAACATGGAAGGCCTCATAGTACTTAGCTATGTGCTTGGTAGACCTTAGGTTTACCTTGCATGAACTTTGTACTGCCTTGACAAACCCCGGGATTGCGAAAGAGTTTAGTCGATCGAATCCGCGTTCCTTTGAAAGGATAGTTACAGACCATAGAGCGGAAACGCTTTTATGATTTGCGACTATCGCTGACATAGGGAAAGGGGTCATCTCTCGCCCTTTGTGGAAGAGTCTTTTTGCGAATTCAAAAGTGTCTTTTGACACCAATGATTTCTCAGATTGAATCTCCACATCAAGACGATTGATGATCCTGCTGTATGAGTGTGCTACCTCTTGGTCATAGATCACAATGTCATCACCCAAAAGTAGGTATGAGGTAAACATTCCGGTATAACCGGTCTGCTTTGCCGCATACTGAACAATGAAGTGGTGACTTAGTGTGAACATGGCCCATGATGAGTAGGCCCCCATTGGCTGGCCAGCTAGGTACCTTATGGAACCTTTGCGGTCATGCCTCTGGAAGGGTCTATCCACCATGATTGAGCGCCAGGCCGACGCCTTCTTCTCCCCGACAAAGACAGCTAGGATAGACTCCTGTAGTGATACAGGAAATCTGTCCGTCGCCATCTTTAAGTCGAAGGAGTAGTAGGCCCCGACAGGCGAGGGAGGATTGATCGCATTTTGATTAAAGGTCCTATCGGCAGGAAACTTGCGCAGCTGAGCGAATGCCCAGTTGTGTAGAGGTTTCAATACTGATTGTGACCAATAATCGACAATAGCGATTATCCTCGACTTACCTTCAGGAGATTTTACTATGGAGATCCGACCCAGTTGGATCTCTCTAGAGGGATCTCTATCCTCTTTAACAGGGAATAGAGTTTTCCGTATCTTCAGAAGGTAGTCACGGGCCCCTATAAGGTTGTCCATATAGGTTCCAAACCGGAACCCTCCAAGCTCTTTAAGATTCTCGATTAGAGAATCCGTTAGAGCGAAGAGGTCGTCCGATGAGGTAACCATGGCTGCCCCATTAGGGCCCATCTTCGTCGTTGGGTGCGGTTCATTCCAGTAAAGATCAGGAACGTCAAATTTGACAAATTGTTGGTTCTTTGCAAACTCGGCTATGTCCTTTATAAGGTCATGGTCGGGAGCGCTAGATCTTTCAATTTCTGAGTAATCAGGTTCCTGCCATTTAGGGATTATATATGACACTTGGAGAAGTGTTAATATATCTCTTATGGTATCATGATCTCCAGATCGTAGGGCATAAGCTGCCCAAGGACCTAAGTCCTTTGGTAGCCCATCCTTATAGATAGGATATCGTGAGGTCCTTATTGGGCCGCAATCGGCGAGAAATAGATGGACCTGATGGCGGATAAATTTTATCCTCCTGATGGTCTCTAATTCTCCTCTATGCCGTATCCAGTTATTCACTTTATCAATGAATTTACTAGATAAGGCCTCTAAATGGATAATCTGCCCCGAGTTACTCACCCGGTGGAGATAGACGTTGTAACAACGTCTAAATGAAAGTATTAATTCATTAATATTAGTAGTTTTATTCATAATATGGAGTTTTCGAGCTCCGTTAGGAGGTCGGCGTAGCGCTTGTGCTCTCTAAGAGAGGGGCCGCTCTACACGCGGGTAAGTCCGACACTCTTCCA